CTACTCTTGTGGAGCAAGCGGCCAATTAATAGCCGCCGGGAAGTCGGTTTGAAGCTGTACTTCGTTTAAGTCCACTCGGTATTCTTTCCACTGTTTGAGTCTCGCCAGGATGTCAGGCGTCTCTCGCTTAAGGTCTACGGCGTCTTGTAAAGGAGCAATTCGAATGGCGGCCAGTGCCAACAGTCGGTCGCGTTCGGCCAAAGCAATCATCGTCAGTTGCTCAATGGATGGCTTTGGTGACACCTCTTGCTCAGGTGCGACAGGCAAAGCCACCTTGAAACCTCCGTCAATCGTGACTACCAGTCCAGCACACATGCCTTCAAGCGCTTGGGCGTACTGAGCGCTTGTGATCTTCACCGCCCTATCAAACTGGTCCTGTGCGATCTTCCCGTTAGCTGCGTACGGCACTATCGAATCCTCATAAAATAGGTGACACCAATAGATTTTGAGCGGGTTTCAGCGGCGGTGCGCGGAGTACCACTCACGCCGTCTGTGACCGGATCTTTTACGTAGGAGTACACCATCGCTGTCGACGTGCCAATTTGCCATGGGGCTGCGCTCGCGCCGGATGCCAATGACGTACCAAGGCTGCTGTTGGGATCGTGCCAGTGCCCCTGGAAGGCGTCTTGCAGCAACTGCCCCGCATTCAACGCGCCTCGCAGAACTCGTTGCTCAGTGTTGATAAGATTTATCGTTTTCCCACTCAACGGACTGTCAGAGAGGCTGATTACGGCAGTGGCAGTAACTAATGGAAAAGACCCGGATACGATCTCGCTAGATAAGAGCCCTGTGTTATAGCTGTCGCTAGCGGTCAATGAGATGTAGCGGTACGCCTTGTTCTGCCTAGGAATTGTTACACCTGCCAAGTTATCGAATACAGGTATAGGCACACCTATAGGCTGCATTGCCCAGGGGTCGATTGCTTTAACAGCGTCAGCGACCCCTAGGGAGGTGACCGGCTTACTATCATTGGTCCCTGTTACAACCTCCGCCGAGGTGGCAACAGGCACTCCGTACCCAGACAACGTAGTGGCTTTGTTCGCCTTACCCGCAATTGCCGCAGCCACTCCCAACGACGTCACCGGCTTACTGTCATCGGCACCAGCGACCACCTCTGCCGAAGTGGCAACAGGCACGCCGTAACCAGACAACGTAGTGGCTTTGTTCGCCTTACCCGCAATTGCCGCAGCCACTCCCAACGACGTCACCGGCTTACTGTCATCGGCACCGGCAACCACCTCCGCCGAAGTGGCAACAGGCACGCCGTAACCAGACAACGTAGTGGCTTTGTTCGCCTTACCCGCAATTGCCGCAGCCACTCCCAACGACGTCACCGGCTTACCGTCATCGGTGCCAGCAACCACCTCCGCCGAAGTGGCAGCCTTGATTCCGTATCCACTGAGCGTTGATGGCAGGTTTTTGAGCTTTTCAAAGTCGGCCGCATTACTCGCAAGGGCTTTAATTGCCTTGAACAACTGCGCATCATCAGCGACATCAAGCGGAATGTTTGCGCCACCAACTACTGCAATCAGCTCTCGCTGAATGGTGTTCAACCAGTCTGCTTTAATCAGGGTCGCCGCTAACCCCGCAGCCGGATTACCCTCGGTCCACTCACCATTTCCATTAGCGGTATTGGTGCTATCGCTAATCCTCTTCATTGTTCATCTCCGTAACCGAATAGCAAAATGGATTCTGCGGGCTTCATCTGCCCTAGCCGACACTCAAGGGCCCTGTTACCCCAAGCTGTTAATGGATCACCCGCCCCCGAGATGCCAGCACGGGCATGACTGGTGGTGACTGCGGGGGCGTTTACGCGCCAGGTGAAGTTCCAGTCGCCACCATTTATAGGGTCGCCAGCGCGAGCAATACCGGCCCGAGCTGCTGTAAAGGTGGTAATGGTGATGTCGTAGCCCAAGGACTTGGCCAGGGCGATAAAGAAGGGCTTGCTCTGGCCCGCACGACCTTGCAGCTTGCTGATAACGGCTTGGACGCGCTGTCCCACGGTTTGAGCTTGCCCCACCAGGCATGGATCAGGTAAACCAAGCACTCGCTCCCAATCGGCCAAGCCTTCGCCAGAGTTAGGGAAAATGGTGCTGTAAACCATGCCCGCCTGAGCGTCGGCCAGATTCATCGCATTCGCCTCGGCCTCAATGGTGGCCGACAGATAAGGCGCGGAACTGTTGTAAGAGACTGGGGGCAGTAGCAGGCGGATCTGGTCAGCAAGCGTAGTCATTCCAGGAACCCCAATGTAAGGATGCCAGGGCGAATCCAACCAACCAGAGTCGGATAGTCGGATGCTTTAACGTTCCCAGCCGGAGCAGTGACGGACCGATCCACTACACCGGCCAGGTTGTTGATCATCGCTTCGATCTGGGAGCGCTTGAGAGTGTCGCCGGGCTTCAAAGCCCCCAGAAGAATGTTGTAGGCCTTCTGCGCCGCCCTCTGCACGTCTTCTAGCGTAAAGTCCGGGGCCAGCTCGACTTTAGCGCTGGCGTCTACAGTACGGATTGTCGGGGCGTAGACCCACACATCGGCGATAACTGAGCATTTGTCTTGTATGTGTGCCAGACAGGCGGCAATTACTTCGGCCGATGGCGTGCCAGTGCTAGCTGTGATGACAATATCAACAGTACCGCCACCACGACGCCGAGGGAGAACCAAAGCATCAGCAACACCTTCGACCTCTAGTGCCCATCGGCGATAATCGTAATTGGCACCGCCAGCAGGGGGCGATTGGAGAATGTCCAAGTAGCGCGCCAGAAGGGATTCAATTTTTTCCTGATCATCGCCGCCTGCGGTCTTGCCAACGAAGGTTGCGGCCGCGTCCATGCCAAGGGGTGGGCTGGTCAGCACCAGGGCTCCGGTCAGATCATTGAGCGCTACACCGACTGTCTGAGCTTCGACCAGGGCCGTAGCGGCGCCATCGGTGCCAATCTGCGCGCCAGATTTGGCGGTGAACAGTTCCCCCGTGACAACGTGTTTCAAGGTGGCCCCTAACAACAACTCGACGCCGGGCGTACCTTTTAAAGCTGCGGTGCCGGTGGCTGCTACGGCGTCTTTACGCAGAACGCCACGGAGCGCGGCCGTGCGGACCAGCTCTTCCTCATCAGCGGTGTCCGGAAATATCTGTCGATAGAGCCAGGCCAGCTTTTGATAAAGGCCTTCGATAGCCGACGCTACAGCGGAAGACCGCACGTAATTGTCGCTGTCTGGTCCGATATCAGCCTCGGATTGAAGGTTGCGAATGTCACGCAGGATGTCCTGCAAGATGGAGTCCAGAGAGCGACCGGAAAAGGCCATATCAATTCACTCTTACAGGTTGGCGAAACACCTGCGGATTGCCGGTGGCGTCGGTGATGTCGATTTGCAGGTTGAGCCAGCCGTTGTGAGGCTGTTCGACGGTGATGGTGATGTTCTGGGCGCGGCCGTCATCAAGCAGCGGCTGGAGCGCTTGTTCGGCGTATTGCTTGGCGAGTTTGCCGACCCGTGGTAGATCTTTGGAGCGTTTCAGCTCATGCAGGCGGGAGCCCACGGTGGTGTCTTTCCACCAGGTGCCGAGGGGTGTCATGAGGCGAATGTAAACGGCGTTGCCCAGCGTATTGATACGCTGGCCCGTCAAGTCGCCAGTGGTTGGGTTTATGCCTGCTTCCATACAAGCAGGATGCCCCGCATTTACGCAGGGCAGTATTTCGGAGAGGTTTAAGGTTGAAAGTTAATCGTCGTTCAATGCAGTTAATTGGATAGAAGACGGCTTGATGATCTGCTTACCGCTTGCTGCTTTAAAGGTAGTACCGAAGACTAAGATGTGGGCACCATCAAGTTCAGCGATGGTCGTTTTGTGGCGAGTCAAAAACGGTGTGAGATCCGTAGGGTCAATAGCCACGCTCACATCGTCCCACTCCCCAGTGTTCAGCCAAAGAGTGCCGTCATAGCCAGACCCGGTATCGTAAATAACGCCCCAGAACCCATAAAGCACATTGGGTCTGCATTGTCCCACATTGGAAAAATTAACAAATAGCTCGTTAGCTGGTCTTGCATCGCGATTCGGGACCTCAACGTAAATTGTTGAAGCCCTAAAAGCTGGCTGATAAATAAGAGCTTTAAGTAATGGTCCGAGTCGTTTTCGAGATACCGCATTAGGACGCGCACCATTACCTGTAAATCGCCTTCCGGCTCCGGCTGCACCACCCGGATTACCAGGATCGCCATTAACAAATTGTCCCGCCCCTTGGGCCTCATCAATGACGATATGAGTGCCAGGATTATGAAGAATATCCTCTTCGTTGTTGCCACCTAGACCACGGGATGACTCAACTGTCGCTAGCACGCAGTTAACATGCGGCCTCGCTCCAAAGCAGGGACCTTGTCCGCTCTTAGCTTCTTTACGAAAATAGGCAGCCGTTTTGCAGACTACGCAGACAAGATGCCGTCGAAAAGTTGCCCTATCTGCGTCAGGAAGGGCTGCAAAGTCAGCCCCTGTGTACTGCGTGTTATTAGCGGTGCAGAGTGCACTATCCATATGGGATCTCCTTATTGAGCCCAATGAATACCAGAAAATTATTGGGTTGGCGATGGCTTGGGGCCACCACCATGGTCGTGCTGGTTATACAGATCGCGATCTGCCTGCATGCTGCGCGTATGGTCGGCTACGTCACCATCAGCTTTGAAATCACCAGTTTGCTCAATCAATGGTGTTTCAAAACGCACCTTCGTCTTGGCCCTGACCACTAAAGTGTCAGTTTCGATCTCGATCAATCGGCCACGCTTCATATGAATGATGTCACCCTCATCGGTATACAGCGCCACCTCCCCATCCTTGAGCTTTACCCGGTAGCGCCCGTCCTCGCTGGCAATGACCACCGTATGCTTGCTGTTACCTCCCACGGGGATGGCAAGAAACTCCGCCCCAGGCATAGGCGCGGAGGTGTAACCATAATGCTGCATCAATTCGCCGGATACTGGCTCCCCCGCAAGCCCTTCCATTTCAATACCGATTAACACGCCATGAGTATTACGTGCCGCTGTACCCCGAAAGGCATGCCGAAAGTTACTCATTACGCGACTGACTTGATCGCGCACCAAGCGCGCCATATTGCTCATTAGAGCCCCTTAACCATTTCTATAAATGCAGCATCAGGGTTAGCCTTCTTGCCCTTACGCTTCTTGGCCGGGTTGCCATCCAGCACCCACATTTTGTCTTCACGCAAACGCAGCTCAGTAATAGCCCCTTCGCCACGGGTAAGGCGCAACGTGCGGGACATCAAGAAGTAAGTCGCATCTATGCCATGTGGCTCGCTACGAACAATCACCCGCTGACCAGGATTCCAGACCTGCCCATTGCCAGCACGATGCCCCATAACGACAGCCCGGATCTCGAATCCTTCCAGGCGGCTGTCGGCCAGCAACTTGCGGGCTCTGGTGGTTGCCATGTCCTGGTTCTCACTGGAACTATCAATGATGACCTTCGGCCGAAAGATCCCGCGACGGGCCAGCGTATCGTCCTGGATGACTGACTTGAGGTGCGCACGCTTGGTATCCAGACCGTCGTTGTCGTATTGCCCATGCTGCCCCAAGACGGTGATCTGGCTATATCGGTTGGCAATAGAGCGCCGCACACTGAGGCGCTGCACGTTGTTACCTACACCGTCCTCTCGCATGATCAACGTGCCCACGGGCGCGGCGTTATAGTCCGGCCCGCCGATGATCAGGCGTCCGTCCGGCTCAACCCACGGCCATAGCCCATTAGCCTCTGCAACCTGTAGCAGCGCCTCCCAGGCACTTTGCCCTGGCTCAATCTGAACCCGACGACGAGTCCTGGCCTGGGCGGCGCGGATCTCTATTTGAGTCACCCCCAGCGGTTTAACTACCTGGTCAATGATCTGCGCAAGTGTCGCCTCACGCATCGAAACGAACGGTGCGGAACAGTCCACCAGCGGCGCCGCTCGGTCACGTCCGGTGATACGCATTGAAATCCCCTGACGTGAGATGTCGTGTTCAAACTCGTCAATTTGCCCGGTTAACACACGGTCTTTGCCGAGGGTTAACGAACACGCCGCGCCTTCAGCTAAGACGCTCGGCAAACGGGTTGCGTCCTTCGTATACAACTCCAGTTCAAAGGCGTCAGCCGGGGTCAGCAGGTCGGATTCGATTGACCAACCGTCCCACTCCTCATGCGCCAGGCCACCAATAGAAAGGCGAATTGACTCTCCCTGCGCGTTATTTTGCATAGGCACGCAGCACCTCCCCGGCCTGAATGTTGTGCGGCGTTTTCAAGCCAGGATTGAGCCGAATCAGCTCAGCGGCACGGGTGTGGTCCCCGTACCAACGGTGGGCCAAAAGGCGAAGACTCGCCGGAGTTTCAACCGTTCGCTCCAACATGGGCGGGCTCTGCAAGATGACTTGGCGGGCTCGGGCCTGGATCAGGGCAGCCACGTTACGCAATGCCTCAATGATCGGCCGGGCGATCTCCACATCAAACAAGTGACGCTGTAGCAAAATGGAAGACTGCACCAGGGAGCGCACCAGGTTAACCAGGCCCTCCAGTTCCAGCGGACTCAAAGTCGGCGCGTCGGCTTCGTCCTCGATAACCGTGGCCACCGCCTGGGCATGAGCCAGCGCCAGCTCGGTCACGACCAGGACGACTAAGGCAAATGCATTGGCGGCCACTGGATCGTCCGGCATGCCGTCAGGCAGCAACACCACGCCACTCCCTGCGCTTGCGGGCACACCCTCGACAAGCAGTTCAACCGTTGGCGCAACGCCCTGCCGAGCACCAATCAAAAACACACTCCCCGCACGTGCTGCATCGGCGGTCAGGCTCGCATTACCTGGTAATGCTGCGGGTACGCCAGTCCGAATCAAAAGTGCCGTTGGAGACGTTGGCGTGCTGCCTTGGATGGCACCGCGGATCTCAGAGGGCGTGCGCATCAAGTCGACCAGCGGATCAAATGCCCCTGACGGACGCTTAGCCATTGAGCCTATGCCGGAAACCACACCGAGAATCTGAGAGCGCAGTTGTTGCAGTCGTAGACCGATACCTGGCAAGCCCAGCGCCTTTTCAAGCAGGCCAACCCAACCTCCGCCGATCCATGATTGAATCTCACCAACCAGAGAGTCAATGCGGCCAAACAGGTCGAAGATACCATCCTGCCAGGAGCGTTCATCTTCACCTTCCAGCACGCCGATATCGACAAACTCAAACTGACGCTCAAAGAACGGAGCATCAGGCGTGTCCTCAACAAATACGACACTGATCTCGGCGTAGTCGGGGCGTTCGGCATGGTGCTTGACCTCCCCCGTACTGCTGACGACGCTCATGCTGCCGTAGATCGGGTGTATCAGTTCGCCTGTACCTGGTGTGTTCAGGGCACGCAGGATGTTTTGGAGTTCGATCTCGTAATTAACACCGAACACCACCACTTGCATGGGGACGCGCCTCGCCCCTCGGCCCAGATCCTTAACGCGGTCGCCGTCCTTGAACGGGGTTCCATGCTCCGACAAAGCGCGCTGCCATTGCAGGGTCTCACTTTCGACCTGGAGCGGGACGCCACGGAAAGAGGCGTCTAGTAACGTTTCAGACCAACTCATCCGCCGCGCCTCATTTGAATGTCTGTTCTGCGCTCGACTTCGGCTTGAATCATCCTCGAATCAGTACGCACTTCAATGACTAAGGGTTTAGCGAGCAACGCCCGCAAACGCGCCTCTGTTTCTTGAGCCGCAGGACTTGCCCCGGCCGCGCCAGGCCCAGGCACACCCGCTCCTGGGAATGACGCTCCGGCAGCACCAAGACCCGATTGCGAGCCGCCTAGCCGCTGGGCCTGCATCGCCAACCAGTCAGACGCATGACCTGGACCAGACTGGGCCATCGTTTCTCGCAATCGCTGCTGCGCGGCAAAGGTATCAGCGCCTGCACTTAGCGCCCGGTCAGAGACACCCTTGGCCCAGCTAATGGCACCGTCAATTGGCAACCCAGCAGCGGTCAGCCCAGTTTCATGGTGCGTCAAACGTTGTGCTTCAGAGGACAACCACTCACCGTCCTGGCCTGGGTTTTTTTCGGCCAGCGCCATTCGGTTGCGATAGAAAGAGGTTTGATAAGCCCGCTCATCTTCGTTAAGCAGTTTGCTGCGCTGGGCAGCATCTAAGCGCCCCGCATCGGTCGCCGTAGCACTTGCACCGCCAAGTTGAGTAGCGGTCGCAACAACAGCGACTGGGGCCAACCATGGAGCGACAAAATCACCTGGCTTACCTTTGGTCTTCTCAGCACCAAGACCACCAGGCAGCTCCAGACCACCGCCCCCGCCCAGAACACCGGCCGCCGGCCAGTTGGTGACAAACACCGATGTAACGCCGGTTGCTTCCTCCAACACCTTGCCTACAGCAATGTTCTTAAGGGTTTCGGGGCCACCCATAAACTTGTTGAGTAATGCACCCGCGCCCGCTTTTGCACCGCGCCCGGCGTAATACCCGCCAACGCCCAAAGCTGCGCCACCGGCCAGCATCTGCTCACCGGACAGATTCAAATCATCGAGCAGATAGCGGCCCATCTCGGCGAACCCTTTGTTCAAGGGAGTCGACATGCGGTCAATGGCCTGGCCGAGAGTCGCCTTCATCCTGGCTGCCGTGCCGCTCGCACTTTCAGTGTTTTCTTTCAGGTCGCGCCCGATAACCGGCCCAGACCCGTCAATTTCCTTTGTCTGTTCAGCAAGGGTGTTCAGGCGATCACCCGACAACATGATTCGCATGCCGCGCACGGTGTCCTGGTCCATCCCCTTGAACACTACCCCCATGAACTTGGCGCGCTGTTCATCGGTTTTCATCTTCTGATACTTGCCTTTCAGATCTCCGAAAACATCTTGCGGATTCCGTGAACTGCCATCGCCATTAAAGAACTTCACACCGCTAGTTTTCGTGACCTGGTCTCGATACTGCTTGGTGCTGAACACCCGCAACGTGGACTCAGCCAACGTGCCGAGCCGGTCTGGCTGCATCTCTACAGTGGAAAGGGTTTCGGTGAAGGCCAAGGCTTGCGCCATCGACATGCCTGCCGCTGCTGCTGCACCGCCGATCTTTGGGAAGATGTCAGCAAGGTTTTCAAGTTCGGCATTACCCAAGCGCCCGGCTACTGTCATTTTTTGCAGCAGATCAAGAGCGGCATTTTCTTTGTTCAGGTCGATGTTAAAGGCGCTCGCGCCAGCCACTACGGCCTTGCCCAACACCGCCGAATCAGCCCCCGTCACCGATGTAGATTGCCCAATGGCATCAGCGGACCTCTTGGCTGGCTCGTACTTCACCCCGGACGCAATCAGGGTGTTGAACCCACTATCTACGTCCTCGCGATTGATGCCGTAGGACTTGGCAATACGCCAACCCTCATCCCGCCATTCGTCCTTTTGTTCGGCGGTCATATCCGCCGTCTGCTTGGTACGGATCAATTGACGGTCCAAACGAGCATTGCCCGTCAGGCCAGATACAACACCGATGCCCACTCCTAAGCCAGCCAACTGCCCTTGCATGCTACCGCCCAACCCCTTGATACGGTCGAACTCCTGGCGCACGCCAATAGCAATGGATTTAAGGGTACGAAGACTGCGGCCGCTGTTCTGCGCCATGCGCCGAAAAGCTGACTCTGTGCGCTCCACACTTTGGCGTAGTGGCTGTACACCTTGACGGTCGGCATTAGCCAGTTCGGTCTTAGTGTCGCGGGCGGTCTTGCGCGCAGCATTCGCCATATCCTTAAGTTCGGCCGTGGTCTTGCTGACCTCAATCCGCGTGCCAGATCCTGCCTGGGCGGTTTCGCGCATGGCTTTGCGTATAGTGGCGTAACTAGCCGCCCCGGCCTGGCCGACCTTGGAAATAGCCGACGAAGCTTTCCAACTCTCATCCGCCAGAGACTTAGCGCCCTCTTTGCCAGCCTTGCGCAAGTCACGGTCAATTTGTTGGATCTCTCGCCTGCTATTCCCTGCATGGGCTTCAAAACGAAGCGCAACGCGTAGGTCGGAACTCATTGAAAAACTCCCAGAGCGGGTTCTTACAGGGGCCAGAAAGGCTCGATAGCGAGCCTGTTAACTGGGTTTTGGAAGGGGCTTGCGCTGACGCTTACTGACGTAACGAGTGACCTTCGGTTTGCCTATGATCAGTTCAATACGAGCGTCAATCTCGGCCCTGGTCATTCGCCGTAGCTCTTCTATTCGGTAGCCGTGCCGGACAAAGGCGTGCTCGATTCGTCGCCAATCGGCGTTGCCGCGTTCTGCGGCTTGAGCTTTTTTTCGAGTTCAAGGTCTGCGTCCGCGATGACGGCCAAATCAATCTCCATCAACGATTCTCGGAGTAATTCAGTGGTCAAGTTCTCGGCCGGAATGTCCCCAACCGAAAGCAACTGGCGCCGGTATACCTCAATAGTTGTGAGATGCCACGGCGCGCCGGGGAATTGCTCATGAGCACCAATCAAATCACCCGCTACCGGAGCCCGCAGAGTGAAGCGCTTATGTCGTGTTCCGGCGAAATAAATGCCGACGGCCAGGTCTCGGGTAATGGTCAAACCGTCCCACTTCTTATCAACTTGCGCAGTCATTGCGTTACTCCGGGTAGTAGTTGAGAGCAACGATATTCAGATCACGTGTGGACTCACCTTCCACCTGGTACTTACTGCCGACGTCTATCAGCGAGCAACCAGTCCAGGTCTCACGTTTACCGCCGCCCTCCTGGGGATAGATGGTCAGCTTGGCGTCCACCAGGGCGCGCCATTCCGGCTCACCGCTTTTAGGGATGGGCACGGAGATTTTGAGTTCGTGTTCTTCAATGCCGCCTACTGTGCCTGTTGCGCGGCCGGTGCGGTTCATTGTCTTTACGACCTTGCGCCCAGTTTTGAGGGTTGGCTCTACGCTCGTCACCTCATACTCAGCGCCGTTGATCTCAAGAACGATTTGCCCGACGTATTTATCAGCCATTTAAGTCACCTTTACAGAAGGAGGTCGATGCGACCGGCAAAGACGTGCAGGCCGTTGACGACGTCGACAGGAATAGATGCGTTAAGACGGTTCACGTCCTGGAGCGAGCGCTCGACCACAAGGCCATCTACATTCGCGTCCACTTCTTCGACGATCTCCAGCTCTTCCAGCTTTTTCAGCACGTCCAACAATTCGCCACGGACCGCCGCCGGGGTTTTACTGGACAGCTTAGAGCGCGGGAAGCGCAAGCGGATGCGGTCACGGCAAGCTGCACGCACGTAGTACAGAGTGCGGATGGTAGTCAGGTCCAACAGCGACACATCAGTCGCCCCGGCCGCAGACTTGGTGTAGGTGGTCACTGCGCGGACGATCTGGACTACATCACCGGCCGCAACTTCCAACGGCGTGACACCATTGGCAAGAGCGGTTTCTTGCTCGATACGGCCCAGACGCTTGGTGACGGGCGGAACCTTGATACCTGTCAGAACCAAAGTGTTCAGTGGACGCGCAGGATCTTCCTCAGAAGCAATCATCGCCGCGTAAGCCGCTGCAACCTGGCGCGCTGTCGATTCGGTGCCGGGCAACACTGCCAGACTGATCGCACCAGAGTTCAACGACGTTGCCAAGGTAGTGGCGGCGGACAGGCTAGAGGTCAGCGCCCCCACACCGATGATGCCTTGCTGCTCCATCGAACCGGTATAGGTCTGAATGTGAGTGCGCAACGCCGTCAATGCGGTCTGGCTGAACCAGGCAGGCACCAAGATCGTGAAGCCGCCCATGGCCGTCGAGTCCAGAGCGGCGGAAATGTCGGGCTCTGCGTCACCTTCCACTACAACCCCCACTGCTGATACAGAGGCATAGCGGTTTGACTTGATAAACGCCGCAGCCATTTCCTGGGCCACTGGCCCAAACAAGGCCCCGGCCTCCGGCGCGCTGTAAAATGGTGTTGGCACGTTAGCCTCAACCGTAGCTGCTGGCCCCAAAGGCACTACCAGGCAAACGCTCTGCTTATTGGTAGGCAGCGTCCGCACCGCCAGGCTGGTGTTGAATTCCATATAAACGCCCGGCTTGCGAATCGACGCCGGGATAGTGTCAAAGGAAATGCTCATTCGGCGGCTTCCTGTGCGGGTTGTTTGGCACCGCCGCGAGGTTTCTTCGCGGTCAGCAGTTCACCGGCCGCAAGGCGACGTCGGTAGTAGGAGCTATCCACGACCTCAATGGCCTCAGTCTCTCCGATGTGCTGGTGTGGATCTTCTTGCATGGGCACCCGATGACCAGGTGCGGCGATTACGTGCATTACACGTCCCTCAATTCGATTATGTCGGTAGCCACCGACTCGGGGTTATCCGATGGGTTGTGGTACTCCAGGGACATACGCAGGAAGTCCGGCCAGTCCTCTTTCGGTTTCTCCCAATCCAGCTCAATCACGAAAGACTGACCCAGGACTGAAAGGTGGTCATTGGCGAACTTGCCGTTAACCAGGTTAGAAAGCTCGGTTGGCTTGATAGCGGCTCGGCCTTCCCAAGGCTGCCAGTCGACCAGCTTGTGCATGCAGGCTTGCCACAGGTCATAGCTACCAATGTCATTTGGGCCGCTACCGCGCCGGGTCTCCCGCTCACCTCGGGGGTGGCGGGTGGCGATGATCAGACGGAAGGTAATTGGCACCGTGTATCGATCCTGGCTACGCCGTTGAAACGTCGCCTTTGGGACCATGAGCAAAACGGCAGGGCAACGCTTGAGCAAATCGGACAACAGGTCTGGGTCGCTCAACTCGCCGCCATAGCTCTGAACCTTGAGGCTCCGCAGCTTGACGGCCAGCTCTTTCAAGCGGGCCTCGATCAAGTCCTCCAGCTCGCCCAGCATCACAACGCCCTCAGCGTGCGGCGATCCATCAGCCGGGGCTGACTAATGATCTGCATACCAGATCGGCCAGCCTCGGCCGCACCACGCTCCTTGTCCTCAGCGGCCAAAGTTTCCAGCCGCTTTAAGACATCTTTGTAAAGCACCCGCACGGTCGACTCTTCCTTGCCTGCGTCGTCGTAGAGGTGATACCGGGCGATCTCGGCCAGGTCCGCCGTCACCCATTCCGGGGCATCCTCTCCAGCCGGGCGAAAGCGCAGATAAAACGAAACCTCACTACGAGCCCGAGTCACTGCGTCGGTGATCCTTGCCAACGCCATGACTGCAATCGCCACATCTTCAGCGTCCCAGCCGTCCAGGGGCTCACCTGCCGCCGCAGCCGTCAGCAACTCCGGCTCAATGAGCCGCTCGTTGTCAGGAACGGAGACTTGCGTGATGTCCCGAGCACCGAAGCGAATCAGGAGCTGGCTAGCAGACGGCAGCGACAGGTTCATTTAATGGCGTCCTTTGACTTGGCTACACGGGCCTTTTCAGGTCTAGCAACCACCGGGACAATCGTCTCCGCAGGCTTGCTTGCATCGTTCTGGACCGGCTTAACACCGCTGACAACTGGAGCAACCACTACCTCAGCCGCTTGGCTGGTCAATAGCCCAGTGGCATCGTCACTGGTGCCGTCCAGCAAGGGTTCTGCACCTGCAATTCCAGGCACGTCGTTGACCAGGACTTGCTCTGGGATGCTGACCACTGGAGCAGCCACAAGCGCAATGACTGTTTCAGACGCTTGCGACTGGGAAGCTGGAGCGGAGTCGGTCGCTTGCGAAAGCGCAGCTTGCGAGATGTCTTCATTTGGCTCGTCCTGTACCTGGTCGAATTCATCCTCCTCATAGGCAAGGATCAATTGAGGCTCTTTGCTCAGAGCTTTCAGTTGCTCTTCCGTGAAGAAGTCGTCCGCGTACTTGGTCGGCTGGCTTGGGTGCGCGATACCACAACGGCGGAAACCGTTGTGCTTTGCCTTGATAACGATGGTCATAACGCCCCCTTAGCCCAGCCAGCTAGGCGACAGAACCTCGGCGGTGCCAGCCCACTCGTTGCCGTTATCAGCGTCTTTAACCAGAATCTTGCGGGCCGCACCTTCCAACTGGGACGGAACGACCAGCAGACCGGGATTAACACCAAGGGGGCGGCCACCGTCGGCGTGGAAGTTCTTCATAGCGGCCCGAGCGGCGCCGTAGTTTTCTGCCGTCAGTGGCGCTTTCGAACAAAACGCGAACTGCCAGAAACCAAACCCGACGTTGGCGCGGGCATCGACGCCATAGCGGTATTCGTCGCGCATGAACACCTGTTCGTCATCCATGCTGGTCATCGCTTTGAGTGCGTAGTCGCGACGCTTCTGAAAGATGATCGGCTTAATTGCGCGACTGACATCGAGCAGATACCAGGCAGGGCCTTCACCATCTTGATAGTTACTGACAGAGACCGCCGTGCCGGTGCCGTCGGTATTTGGATAGACCGGGTGGTCCACGTCAAAGAAGTTCTGGCCGTCGTAGCAGAGAGTGGCGAGCCCCTGTTTCAGCAGACCAAACACCAGCTCGTCAGGGTGAGCAGTAGATGCTCGGCCCATTTCCTGGAACAGTGGTTTATAGACGCCGATCTCGTCATCTTCGATGGCATCGCGTGGAACGCCGATAGAAGACTCAAACTTCTTGTTGGTGATGGAATAGCTGTGCGCGGCCATGTTCTTGAGTACACGGTCGCCGATCCACTCACGGAAAGTCGGGAACTGGCCCAGCCAGCCATAGGTGTTACTGGCCGAAGACGATGGCACCAGAGTGGCGATGCGCTGCCAATCAGTAGGAGTTGCGGCCTGGGCATTTTGAAACTCTGCCTTGAACGCTGTGAACAGCGCCTGCAAGGCGGCGGTAGTGATAATCATGAAACGCTTCCTATATAGAGGGGAGTTACGCTTTGCCCTTGATGAATTCCGATTCGCTCATACCCAGCAGCGAAGCGACCTTTTGCTCTTCGGCATTGAGCGCGGTTTCGGTGTTATCGGGCTTACGCTTGCCCAGGTCCGTCGGATCGCCCACCGATGGCGCCGCCGCCACGAAGTCTTTCAGACGCTTCAAACCTTCGGCGTCCTGGCAGCTAGCGCGGTGGTATTCCAAAGTCGCTGGAACGATCTTCCCGGCCTGGGTGGCTGCGGTGAGGACGGCGTCCACTTCCTTGTCGTGGTCAGCCCGTTGAAGCTTGACCAGTGCTTGTTCCGCGTTGGTCGCTCGGCCGCTCAAGGCGTCGTAGTCGGCACGCGGAACGAACAGAGCCAAGTTCGGCTGTTCAGAGTTGGCCGCCTGGGCGGTCTTGAGTTTGTTGATAGCCGCAATGGCGTCTTCTTCGGTGGCGGTCTCGGGCAGGCCGAGCAGTGCCAAAAGCGCTGGTGAAAGTTTCACTGGCGTGGTCTCCGGGTCTTCTTGGTTGAGTGCTGTCAGGAGGAAATTCGGCTTATTGGTCAGGCCCGCGCTGACCAGGCGCGCAATGCGCATGGTCACGGCGTCGTAGTCGAATACGGGGGAGAGAAAGCGGTACTCGCGGTTGATGACCTGGAGCGAGGCACGAGGCGTCCAGTCGACCTGGCCCCACAGGGCACCGTCGCGGATTTCCAATTGCTTGATCCAGCCACCGGCCGGCGCGTCTTCGCCTTTCGTTGCGCGGTGCTGAGTGGAGTGCTCCCAGTCAATCGGTAGATCAATGGCCCGATCAGTGAAGCTGGAAAGCACCAGGGCCTGGCCCTGTTCATCGAACAGCCACTGGCGGCCGTCGCGACCGGAAACAGTCGGGCCTACCGGAATCAGCTCGACCCAATCCGGTGCTTTGCCGTCAGAGACGGTTGCGGAGAGGTCGGTATTGAGTGCGAGAAGTGTCTTTTTCATGCCGCCAGTTTGGGCGGCCAGGATCAAGCGGAGAGTTTCAGGACGGCTTAAGGTTTTAGCCGTTGAAGAATGGGTGGTTGGTGTATCGAGGGAGCCCATTCTATACGTATAGAATGAATTACTGCGCAGCCCCCATGCAGTTTTAGCCCTACGGTCAAATCTAACGCATCTCTAACGGTAGTTCGTCAGACTGCCCGCCATGGTTGTACCTGCAAGCCCCCTAAAACGCCGTCAGCGGGCTTTCTCTGAACTCGACTTATAGAGGTTCCGAAAGGTAGTCGGAGATGATAGCGAGGATCTCAGCGTCGTCCTCGGACGACAGCCCTAAATATGGACGAGCTGGCATCTCCGTAGAGTGCGCCCCGCGAGTCGCCCATTGGGCAAAGTTGGACTTACTGCGCTTCACAAAGCGATTGCCCACTGTGCCGTTCTTGGCGCTGAAATAAACCTGCTGGGATCGTGCTGCATGGTCGACCTTGCCGCCGAACTGATGGATAGCGCCATAGGGTCGGTCCGTACCGAACTCCAGCGTATTACCGCTGACCTGGTGCCGGATGGTGTCTTGCAAGTCACCACCCTGGCGCAGGATCTTGTTGTTGCCCTTCTTGGCAATGGTTGACGCAGCCAACGGTGCCCAGGGCGAGCCGTCTGGGGCGACCTTCTGACGAAAGCGATTGTCGGTTGATTGATGCAGGTACTCGGCGATATCCAGCAGCGGAACGCTCAAGTCCTCCAGCCGGTCGGCCAGCTCATTGAGCGCCGCACCTGCCCGACCGTCGTCTAGTCCAACATTTAGCATTGCACCTGCCACTCTCACCTCCTACTATCCAGTTACCCCATTGAGTGAGCAGTCCCCGCCAGGACCTCCAGGCCTACACTCAGGGTTAATCGCGTGTGGCGGCGCGCGGTTTCATCACTTCTTATCGATCTGCGGCCTGCGGTACAGCCGAACTCCGATCCTCAGTTGTTCCAGGTAGTCAGGGTCATTGGACTCCGGGGAGAACGTGGTTACCCCGTCCCATCCATCGTCACCCACTTCGAATACAGACAGCGCCGGTACAGGCTCGCCGTCGATCTGGTATCGAGAGATATACCGGCGCCGGACTACCGCCTTGTTTCTGGAGTAAAGCCACTCAAGCCTTACCCACACCTCGTCTGGGTCTTTGATCGCATCGGCCAACAACAACAGCTCCCGAGCGTGCCCGCGCTTTCTGATCTTTAACGCGCCGGTTTTGGCACTGGTGAACAGCTCCCGGCCGATCACAACCGCATCACCAGTCACGTCCTTGAAAACGACAGGCGCGGCCTCAGTTGCGCCGAACTCCGCCAGGAAGCGACCGGCATATTCGGAATCAGTCAGACCAGTGGGCAGAAGCCGATTTGCTGGCATCTCGCGGGCTGCTGGTAATGCACCAGGTGCGCGGCGGTTTGGTAGGCCTGCGCCCTGTACGCTGCTGGCCCGCGCCCCTGGGTCGGGCAACGGGTCATAAGCACGAAGCGGCGGCACGGCGGCGTTAAGGCGCGATTGACCAGGTGCATAGTCAAAACCCGGATCAATACCTTTGGGTACACGGACAACACGTGGGCCATTGGGACTGTTCACACCTATGGTGCGATCCTCGTACTCCACAGCAGGTGCCGGACCGACCTTTAGCCCCATACGGTCAATGTCCCGCTGGCTTGCCATGAACTTCTTGCACTTGCAGCCCCAGCCGTTCTGCGGCGTATGTGTCGCCCACCAGGGGTCATCAAGCGGCAACGTGGTGCCATCCCAGAAAAGATGTTCAGCCCTCGGGTGGGCACTGTCGCCATGCCGGTAGACGCCATACGGCCGACGCTTACGCAATTCCGGGTCGGCCATTTGGGTTTCACGACCGGCGTTGTAGGACTGCCGCAAGTTCGTCTCATAGATCACGCGGGAGCGCCATCCACGACCGCCGTTGTACTGCCAGCCGTGCTTGCCAACGACCAAGTCAAAGTCTTTCCTGAACTGCTCCAGGGTAAGCCCCTTGGTGATCGCCTTCTCAACAGCGCCGCGCATGTCGCTCAACAGATCGCTTTTAGTGGCTCCCGCCACCACAAAGGCCCAGTCATGCTCGACGTTATAGATGTCGGTCCAGGCCTGAGTCGGGATATCTGTCTTACCCCGGAAATAGTCGATCTGTTCTTTGAAAGGGAGAGAACCGTGGGAAACAGCCATTTTTTGTCCTTGAACATTACTTGGAGAGTGAGATGATTCAGCCCCTTTAATCAATGGAGTTGAATAAATGAATCAAGGCATGTTGCAAGCCGCAAAGGTGACAGGTGAGACGGTCGGTGAAGTAGCCATAGCCCTCATTGCAATTGTTCACCTGCTCAAGAAACAGCCGGGTTTTGATGTTGACATATTCGATAATGCACTTAAGGAGGTCGCATCAAAAAGCCGTGAGGACTCTATTGCGCAGGAGATCTTTAAGCAGTGCATCAGCCTTGATGACGCCTAAAGTCCTCTTAGAACGTCATCACGTCCGGCTAGGCTAGCAGCCGCTAAACCGTCGGCCATTGCATCCGCCAACTGGCTGACGGTCATCCGGGGATACGTTTCAATTAGCCGATCCCGAAACTCTTCCAAGCTAGTGACTGAGTCGAGCAGTTCCTTGATCTGCTCGACCATGCCATCCATGTACGGGCCGGCTGTGGCTTCAAGGACGTTAACCTGGTTATCCACAATGTCGTCTTTTACAGCTGGCTTAGCCGATGCTTGCTCCCTATTTGCGGCCCGTGCCAGCGGCAAGTCTGGGCTAGGTGATGGCGCACCCAGCAGCTCCGCCCCTACGGCGGGCTCAGGGATATTGAGCTTGTCACGAATAACCGACTGCTCGACCTTCAACCCAAGCGGCACCAGCTCCTTGAGCGCTTCGATCAGGATCTTGGTGTTTTCCGGCTGCGGTACATCAATGATCAAGCGCGGGTATGGCCGACCAGGTGCAAAGTTCAGATCACACCAAGGGCGCACAAAGTAGCGGTTCAGAGTATTGGATTCTGCCTTGGCATCAGCCTGGAGCAGGTCAAGGCGCACCTCGTTGTGAATCGTTGCCTGCGCCTGGCTGGAGCCATCGTCCGTAGACATGGTCTGACCCACCACCGCCTTGCTGACCTGCTTATCCCACCACTCGGCCAGACCTTTGAAGAAGTCTCCGGCACCGGTTACGTTCGCTGCCTGGGTGAAGTCGATACGCATACTGTCCGGGATCACAGCTGCGGCATCGCTGCCCAGGTTGGCGACTGCGGACATCAGAGTCGAGATATCTTCTTTACTGGCGCCAGGCCCATAACGTCCCACGCGCATCGGCATACCGAAGATATCCGCGAAGCCCATCCAGTCTTTCCAGGTCCAGGCCTTGCACATATAGCCAACAGCGGCCAGGCGGGCCAGACCGCCCCGGATCGGCAACCCTGAACGGATACGCGGCAAATGCAGAATGAACTTGCAAGGCGCCAAAGCGATGCCATTGACCGGATCTGCCTCATCGAGCAGCCGAAGTTCACGGCCAGTGTCGCGGTCGAACTGGAAAAAGCGCTGGTCACGCGGCTCAAACCGCAGCGGGTTCCAGGTCTTGCCGCTACGGTCCCACATGATTTCCGAAACGGCATAGCCTTTGCCCATGGCATCGGTGAGGTCTGCTTGCAGCTCGCCAAACTCAGGGGCTCCCACAATTTCCTTGAGTTGGTCAGCTCGCCGTACGTCCTCGGGATCATCACTCGCAGCTTCCACGCGAATTTCCAAGCCGGAAACTGCGAGCTTACGGGTGCCTAATACCGAGGCGTAATGCAGATCCCGCTCCTCCATCTCCTCGGCAAGGGTCAGGTATTCATGGGCCGAGCCGTCGGCTGCGGCTTGCAGAATGCTTGCAAGGCGACCAGGTGTCAGACCATTGGCTACCGACTGGTGCCAAACCTGGCGAATGCTGGTGGTACGAGCTGCGGCCAGCTCTTCCGTGAGTAGGTCGTACTGGATCGGGCGACCATACTGGTCGACGATTTTGGATTGGGCCATTACCAAATGCCTTTTTTGGAGCGCCACCCGGCGCCAGTCTGGATCTCACGATCATGCTGGGACGCGGGCTGAACTCGGTGATATTCGATGATCTCTACTTCCTGGCGTGACGCATAGTCAGCCAATGCCGCAGCAATACCGGCGTCGCCGTGACGCTTAGGGCCGGTCTTTTCGCCTTTTTCATTGGTGCGTTTTTCCGGGATACGGGCCACGCCCTTGACCATCCGAAACGCACGCACGTCGCTGACCACATCCTTGTCTGCCGGGATGTCGTAGAAGGTGTCGTCCTCCAGTGCCGCCTTGAACAGTGGCATGTTGTCGCGATACCACCCCTCCGTGAGCATCACCCGCTCGATACGGTTGAATCCGAACTCGATTGCCGTTTCTTCCGACAATTGCGAGCCGTTACCCCTGGCATCGTCGGCCCCCTTGCGTAGATTGGGCAGGCGTCGAAGTATGTAGAACTTGATTTGCGCCTGTTGCTTAAACGGGACGTTACGTAGCTCGACCACAAAGGGCGTGCGCTTACGCAGATTCTGTTCTTTGAGCAAAGGCCAGATGACCGAGAGGTCACCGGAGCGAGCGAAGTCCATGCCATAGAAGCTTTCAACGTCAAGCGGGATAGCTGAGAGCAGCGGTAGCAAATGCTCTTCGCACCACTCCAACGATTCCGCCAAACGCAGATGCTCGGAGATAGTTTCGTAACCTTGGGGGTAAGCCAGGCGCAGTACTGGCACATTGCGGTTGCTGCGTTGCTCAACCAAGGCCATGCTGAGAAAGGCACCGCCGCCCTGTGAAGGAATGCAGTCAAGCTCTTCATCGGCGGCATCACCGTAGAAGTCATAGACATCCTGAACCCACGCGGTTTCTTCTTCTGGCTTGTACTCAATGCCCTTGCGCAGACATACCCGCTTGTAGAGCCCGTCGGCGACGGCGTCACGGAACGGACAACGGAACAGCATGCCCTTGCGTTTTCCTGCCCGGATGTCGTTGATCAGTTCATTAAATGCGTTTTCAGTACCGTCGTGAGTGCTGATCACATGGACTTCCCCGCCCCAGATCAACAGCGCTAATGCAGCTTTAAGCAGCTCGGCCAAGTCCTGGTGAAACGCCGCCTCATCAATCACCACCACACCCTGACGCCCCCTAAGGTTGGACGGGCGGCTGGTGAGTGCAACAATGCGGTGCCCGCTGGGGAACACGATGGTGTACGTCTTAATGTGCTTATCGGGATCGCTATCCGGCCATATGCCTTCTTCGATCTCTTCGGCCGCATAGTTGAAGGCCCGCGCCCACATGGCGCAGGCCTGGATGTACTCGACCGTCATGTCCTGGTTATAGCCCAGGTAATAAACGGTCTGGCCTCCCGCTGGCTTTTCGGCAGCGGCGACTAGGACGTTGTCCGCTGCCTCGGCCCAGGTAAGGCCGATACGACGGGACTTTTCCCCGACCTTGAGCGGCGCACGGATGCCGATCCAGTCTTTCTGGTAGTCGAGCAGAACGGCCGGCGCGCTCAAGGCATGGGTGCTGTCCAGGACAACTGGCAGGCTCACGACGCCATCCCCAGGATCTCGCGGCGGATTTCGTCAACCGTTGCCTGATTCAGCCCGCCTTTTTTAGCGATCTTCTCAACGCGAGATGCTGCCGCCTCGGCCTTCTCGCGATACTCCGCCTGCCATTTCTTCTGGACGACAGAGGCTTTACCCAGCTCGGCCACAGCTTTGGCGACTTTTGTTAAGTCCATCTTGCCGCCGTCACTCATCAGCAAAGTGAACAGCCGTTCCTGAACTAACCGCATCAACGCTTCATTGACTGAACCCTCATCATCTGGCGCAGCCAGAACAACGGCCCTTGCCTGCTCAGAAGCCATCTTGAGCGATGCCAGCTTGTCTTCGAACTCGGAGCCATAGCGATGCAGGGCACTTTTCCCAATGGAAAAGCCACGGCGCTCCAACTCCGCAGCCAGCGCCTCATAGCCGGAAAAATTCGACTCCATGAGGGAGTTATCAAGCCACTCCTTTACCTTGGCCGGAAGCGCGGCCACTTTGCTACGGGGCGGCATGGGTCACGACCAATACTTTTCAGGGCGAGCAATACCTGGTCGGCATTCGATGGTGTACTCGGCGATATCGACGCCGTAGTGGGTCAAACCACAGATCCAGGTGCCAGACGGCGACTTGTTCAGCGTGACCAGGGAACGGTCGGCCAGGTAATCCAGTTCGCGGCGCAGCTCCAGTTGGGTGCCGTCGGGATAGATGCCCTGAATGGTGGAAAGCACGACGGCCTCATGTGGGTCCACCGGCCGGGAAGTGTTGAGGGTCAGAAGGATGTACCAGCGCAGAGATTCGCGCCGTACCTTGGCTGGGTCAGTGATCATTCACGCGCTCCTTTGAGCCGTACATTTTCGAGACGCAAGGCCAGCGCATCGAGCTTGGCCTCAATTACTGTTTGGTTGCGCACGTAGTCCTCACGACGGACGTAGTGCAGCGGCATGTCACCCCGCAGGCGCTCAAGGCCAAGCTCAACCTGGCGTAGTCGCTCGGAGTCTTTGGCAACCGCCGCAAAGCGGTCATCCAATCGGCTTTCCATCTGAGACAGCAGAACCTTGACCATGCCCGCGAACATCGCGAGCAAGGTCACGGCCGTTCCGACCAACTGCCATACCGGCATTTCGATAGTCGTCATTTACGGTTCATCTCTTCGTGAACGGACTTGCAGTCCACGCACAACAGAACGCCGGGCAGTGCGAGCCGTCGTGCTTCAGGAATTACTGTGCCGCAATCCTCACAGTGGGTGGCAGACACGCCAACCGGCTGGCGGGCCTGTGCCAAATGAGCCGCTATTGCAGCCTCTCGTGTCGCTTCCTCTACTACAGATGCGCGATCAAATACGTCCATGGGTGTGCCACTCGATAAGGCTTTTAAGCTGCACGCGGCAGGAGGCGTATCCCTCGCTGTTGCGCACGTGGTTTTTGAGGATGTCTGGCTGGGTCACTCTTGAGTCGAGCTGGTCAGCGGCTCCGGCTGTTCCGGAAGGATCAATAGTCCAGCCGGGGGACTGGCTGGTGGCAGGCACAGCGGTGCCGGGATTGAGGGCTTCGTTCCACACGCGGACAAAGCCAGTAGTGAACACACCAACAGGAAGCGCTTCGGGTTCAGATTTAAGGCTGCGGCGGTAAAGAGTCGTGACACGGGCTATCTCTCCTTGGAGTCTGTCGGTGGCGCGGCGATAACTGGCTTTGCTCTCAGCAAGTTCAGTTTCAAGCGCCCGCCCCCTGGCCTGTTCATCCAGGAGTTCGGCAACTGCCTTTTTCGTCGCATCGACGGCAGTCTCAGCGAGCCGCTGTTTCTCTTGGGCGTGCTTTTTCTCGACTACAGCAACGGCTGCGGCGCCATCGGCCCGGCCACGGGCCAGGCCTTCGTCATATCCTTCCTGGCGGTTGAGGTGTAGACCGAAGACCACCACACCAATCAAAGCGAGATACCAGGCAACCGGGCTGATCAAGTCGAGTAAGCCTTTCATTGGCACACCCCCTTGCCCCAACCAGCGGTCACATACAAAGCCTCCCAGCGACGGAGAATGATCTGCGGGTATTGACGGTTTTCCTTGAAGGCTGCGGCCGAGCGTCCATCGTTGAACCGCTCGACAGATCCGAACCAGGTCAGCGGATCGGCCCCCTTAGCCAATGCCAACTTACGGTCGCGAATAACCCAGCCCAGCCCACCGTTATAGGAGGACAGGATCAGCGCCCCTTTCTCGCAGGCATTGCGTGCCTGGATGCGGCGCGCCAACCAGCGGTCGTAGCTGACCAGGGCTTGCATGGACCAGACAGGGTTAAAAGGCTCGACCTTGCCGAGGGCGTTAGGGAAAAGTTGAGCCAACCAGGTGGCGGTCGAAGGCATCACCTGGCCCAAGCCTTGCGCACCAACGGGCGACTTGGCATCAAACCGCCAGCGGCTTTCTTGATGGATCTGTGCGGCGAAGGTCGCCACCGGAGCATCAAGACCCCATTCGGCCTGGGCAATGCGCGTCAGATCTCGGCGATAGCGTTCGGCCTGGCTGGGGATCTCGGCCTTGGCAGGTGTGCTGTATGCCGCAATCGCAGCAAGTCCCAGCGCGACCGCCCCCATATAAAGAAGAACACGTGAACGCATAGTCAGAGCCCCAATGTCAGGCCGAGGATGCAGGCCAGCACGACGAGGGCGCGTCGAATACCGGCCATGGGACGGTCATACCGGCGTACTTGATTCGGTCGGGCATACGGGAACAGCGCCCGGTCGATCCAGTAACCGAGTACACCACCCAGCGTGACTAGGCCGCACTTGTAGAGCACAACCGGGAGCTTGGTGGGAGCGACGATTGCCAGGCACGCCATGATTGCAATGGTGATCAAGGTCCAGTCGGTCATACGTGGCGCACGGGGGCGCCGATGGAAAGGGGCCATCAACGAGCTTCCTTCATTGGTTTGAGTACGGAGCGGATTTCCGCCATCGAGCGCGCAGCGACAACGGGATTGCCCCGAACTGGCGCCGAATCTTGGTAGCTGCCAAATGCTGGCGATACATTGAGGTGTCTTGGGCGCAGCTTTTCTTTCTGCCGTACAAACTCGGCAACACGGCGTTCGTGGCTTGCTACGATCAACTCAACGCTTGTACGCCACTCCGGGGGGCATTTATCCAAGAGCGCCCGCACCTCATCTTCAAAAGGCGCGTCAATGACGAGCTGGGCGTATTGCCTGGATGATCGAGGTGCGGAAGCCATGGGCGAACCCTGCCGGAGTGGATGTCCGGTCTAGATTCGCCTGGGCGGGTTCGCTGTTGTGTTTCTTAAGCGCACAAGAAAAAGCCCCGCACTGGGCGAGGCTTTGGGTGTTTGGTGGGGAATCACAACCCTCTAAGGGCCTTCATCATTTCGATATCGCTGTCTGAGGCTCCGCCTTTGCGCTGCTCGGCTTCCCACTCCGCGTCCGATTGTTCCTTGAGAGAGTCAGCAGACGGATTGGCAATCTGCGCATCGCACTCGGCGCTGTCTTTTTCCCAGTTACCGCGTGAGTGGTTCAGCTCATCCTGTGACAGCTTGCCGATGTAGCAACCACCGTTGATGTAAGTGATGTCCGTCAGCATTTGAATACACGCTGGGAACGCTGAATAGCCAGTTCGGGCACGAATCCTACCATTCGCGGAACGCATCACGTCGGCAAGCGCTGACGTGTCGCGGGTAACACAAGCATCCTGATTCTTCGTCCAAAGCTCATAGGCCAGAGACCGTGTGAGCTTGGCCTGGCTCAGCTCATCCTTGAGAGCAGTGCTAGCGGATGTGTCCGAGTAAGCCGTTGTCGCATACAAGGCAGATGCCGCTAATACCGCTCTCATAACCATCATTTAATGGACTGTCCCTTCGTCGTAGCCAAATAAGTCAGGCTCGTTGCGACGGTGCAAGGCCCTTTGGCGGGAGATAATCTCATAAATGGTAGGTGACGCAAGCTTGTACTTGCGCACCAACTCCGGTGGTTGGATGTTGCTATCGTGCCAGTCCTGGAAGATTGCGGCGTCTCGCATGGCCTTCTTGAGTGCATCGCCTCGGGGCAGGTAAACCACCGCTCCCCCCATCGTGTCGCAGATCGCAAAAACCACTGAGCGGGCAATTTCGGGCACCACGTCCGGCCGATCCTGGAGCCTCACCTTCAACTCCGCCTCAGCAATCCCCACCATTTCCTTGATCGTCCCCTCCCAGCGGCGCATAACAGTGGGATTCTCCATATGGGCGAGAACCTTGAGTGGGTCCAGCTTGTCGGAGTCATCCTCAAACAACTGCTCGTTACTCATTGTGTCGGCCTCCCGTTGCGCTTTGCGTCGTAGGCCAGCGCCGAGACAAGGCTTCCCAGTTGCTTGGCGTCCAGCCAGTCGACACGCTCGACCTTGAACATCCGCAACGCCATCCCATCGGCATATTCCCAGGGGCGATTCGCCTCAGCCAAGAATGCATGAATCTTACCGACCAGTTTTCCCCGGCCTGGCGCAACATTTGGCACTGCGCGCCCCTTGGTTAGTGGCTTCGACTTCTGCTCCCACCCCAGCCGCTTAAACTCGGCGAGCACCGCCACTGCCTGCATCGGAGTAATGTCCTTTGAAGACGTGACGCCTGCGACACGCTGGAGCAACGCCCGGTAAGTATCGTCATCAAGGCCCAAGTCCTTTTTGGCGATGTGGATCTTTGATAGCTGTAAATTACGTCGATTCATTTTCTCCTTTCTCCTTCACTTCCTCGGCAGCTCATCAGTATCCGGCCGCCACACCGGGTAGACCGCTCCGGTTTCCCGGAGCGGTTTCGCTTAGTGAATGGTTGGCTTCGTCAGAACTTTTTCAATCATCGCCTGGCAGATCTCGCAGTCGCAGCCGACATGCATCCCCGTAGCTTCAAATGGAATACGGGCAATGACTTTGCCGCCACGGACCATCGCGCTGGCGATCAGGGCGGCTTTGCTGCCGCTTACTTGACTCGGGCTGCTGGGGCTGTTTACGGAGATGGACACGCCATCGGTGTTGTTGTCTTCGATAGTGATATGGATCTTGGCCATGTGGGCTGTACTCGCAATAGGTTTGGGGCGTCTGGTGATCTTTGAGGCTTGATAGAAGATCAATGCAGCTTCGGCGGCGGAGGTTCCGCAACAAAGATGCTTGCGATATCCAGCGGGATTGGCGCGTATTGATCCGAGTCTCCAATCCGCTCATACACCCGCAGATAGCTTTTAGAACCAACCACCTGGACTGCCTCACCGATGGCCTGCATCGCTCGTTGCCATCGCCCGTCCTGAATCTCCAGCCTGCGAAGGCCCAACACACGGCCGGTGCTGATCTCACCGGCTTTGTCTGTGCGGAACGCTTCGTTGACCAGGACGCGCACCTCACTGCGTGCGTCCTGCGTCCACTCTGCCGCGCACTCATCAATCAATGCTCGCGCCGCCTGGAGGCGTTCGTCGAACTTGATGGAATCCTGAACGGCATGAATGATTTTGAAGCGCCCGTCGAACGTCAGCAGCGTGACATTCCCCTTCTTTCCGCCAATGGCGGCGCCGTATTGCTCGGCTGACATTTCCACAAATGTCTTGATGTCGCCGAATGCGGCCGCTTTGAATTCGCCCAACAATGCGGAAACGCTCTTTGCCTTCTTAACAAGCTCAGTGACCAGCTCGTCGCGAGCTAGATCAATGGGTTTGATAAGTTCGACTGGGACCAAATGGCCCTTGGCGTCTTGGCGATATCCTTCTTGAATGATCATTTCTTTACTGCTCCATATTCGTGTCTGATGTGGTGTTGCGGTGCTTAAGAACGTCAATGATCTCGCTGATCCTCATACGGCCGTTCGCACGTTGTTGGTCTGTAAGAACCGGTTTAGGTGGCGCCTGGAGGCTTGGTCTACCCGGTATCGCTCTGATCAATGTTGCGGGTGCGGGCCATCGTTCACAGCTTGCAAACAAAGCCTCAAACGCTGACCGAACCCGCACCGCGTCTGTCTTCTCGTCCCATCGCTGGGCCTTTCTCAAGGCGACCATCCAAACGTCCAGGGTGTGGGTAACGGCGTCGGCAGCGGGCGCGCCATCCAGGCGTAAAGCGACCAGCCCCATTAACCCCGCGATGACCTCGCGCTGTAGCCAGTCATCAGCCATTCAATCGCTCCTGCAAAGCTTGCAATGCATAGGACGTCTGGCTAGGACGGACCATTGCGGCGGGCTTAGTCGCAGCCACTACGGGCACCAGCGAGTTTGGAGTGCTTTCGCCTTGCCACTGGCTCATCACCTGGTATAACCAGCCGTGCCCTTTTAGTGGCGTTGCCAAGCGTCCCGAGTCGCGAGCCCCAAGCGTCTGCTCAATGGCCCAGACCCAACAAGCGGCCGGGGCGTCGAATACAACGCCGTTACGCTCAATGCGCTGGGCCTGAATATCCGGCAGCACTTCGTTAAGCAACTTGCCGACCCGATCCATGGTCAGTTCCCGCGTCTCCGGGCGGAACAGGCCCACATAGCGAATCAAGGCGTTTCCGAGTGGACCGGACAGCTTGAACGCAACTCCGAGCGCTTCGCGGGCACCGTCATGCCCAATCAACGCATCAAGGCTGATAGTCGTTCCGCAATTTGGGCATCGAGTGCGCATTAGTGCATCTCCCGCTTTTGATCGGTCTTCTCAAGTTCTTCCGCACGAATACGAGCGAACTTGTAAGTTTCAGAAAACCCGACGCACTTCTCGCCCTGGTAGAGCCGAATAAGACTACGGCCAGAGATATAGATCTGAACGACCGGCACTTGTGATTGAACAATCTCAGTGGACAGTTGCATTTCCGGCACCTGCGCAGTTGGGGTTGTGGGGGCAGTGCTGGCAGGCTCGCCAAAGCTGCATTGATTGGGGGTTATGCGTTGGCGGCGCTTTTTCGCGGTAGTTTTGGCACTGCTCGATTGTCAGAACTTCGCCAGCTGCGATGCAGTCAATACGTCCAAGTGCATCTAGAACGCGGCGCTCCACTCCCTTAGTGCTGGGGCTGGAATACTTATTGTTAAGTACAAGGCTGACGGCAGTGCGGCTGATTCCAACACGCTCAGCTGCACGCGTACGATTGGTCTCTCCGACTTCCGCCGCTAGCAGGCGAACAAACAACGGCGGCTGATTGCCCCACTTTGAAATATCAACTTGGTTCATCATGCCAGCTCCAACTGAGCGCGCTGGAGAAGGCTGACCCCAGGCCCGGAAACACCGGCTGCAACAAACTCCGCCAGCAACTTTTTCAGCCTGGTGTTCTGCTCCTGCATATCGTTGGAGGGAGAAGATTCTCCCGATACGCCACCCGACTCGACGTTGGAAAAAACCACCTTGTTCAGATTTGGATCGAATACCTGGAGCGATACCGATTTCTGAATAATGGGATGACGTGGGCCGGTAGACATACCTGGTGCAAGCTTGAAGGTCTGAGGCCCCTGGTAGTCATACTCGCTCGCAACGAGATATCCGGCTTTGGTCAACGCACCGAAGTAATTGAGTGCATATGCCTGCGTGACTCTTACGTCTCCGATGCTTGCCATTTCCGCAGCTTGTGCGGCAGTCATTTCGCCAATGATGCGCAGACTGCGCCAAAGATTTTCCGCGCCAGCACCGTGGAGCGAGCGGTCCCCGGATAGCGTTACCTTTGGGTGCTCGGCGCCCTCATCCCGTACGAGACGCCATCGGTGATCAGCAAACTCACCAGCACCATCAACCAGCTCAATAAGTGCGGCTTTATTGAGAGCGCGAATGTAGTTCTTTACGCTGCCGTCGGACTGGCCGGACAACTGCACAATTTGCCGTGTAGTGAAGCCTTTACGGTTATCGCGAACTGCCTCCCACATGAATTGGCGAGGCTCTTTGCCGCCGACCAAGCGAAGCTGAGTTGCCTTAGCCATTAGCGAGTCCTCCGGGCAGGAGCTTCGCCATTGTCCCAGCCACGCTTGCCCCACGCGGAAAGGTCGATTCGATCAAGCATCTGGGCTGCGGCTTCGGACTGAACCCTGTAAAGGTTCACCGCCGCACGGCGCAGGCAACCACTAGTGGCACGATTCAGGTCTTCCAGCAGATCGTCAGCAATATGCAATTTCGGATAACTGGCGGTAGCGAGCTGTTTCAGGTCTTCCAGCGTGGCTGCTTGAGCCGGAACCCATTCAAGCACCCGATTGTGCAGGCGCTCCAACCTCGACAGCGAGGCGGGCACTCGCTCTTCGCCAATCAGAACGATGGTTCCCTGACTGGCGTTATAGATATCCGTCAATACGTTCGCTGCCGCTTTATCTAGCAGGTACTGAACATCATCAATAATTAAAGGACGGTTAGATGCGGTGAGTTGGACCGCAATCTGATCAACCATTTCCGACATTGTGCGCGTCGGGTGTACCGACATCTCACGAAGGACCGACTGTAGAAAGGCTTTCTTACTCCAGGTGTCCCGGCATTCCACGTAATAGGCGCGGTGCATATTCGCCGCGAAAGCAGCAGCTGCGCTCTTTCCGAAACCGCTAGGGCCGTACATGGTGACCAGACCAGGAAGTCCAGCCGGACGCACCTGTGCGCGCTTCATGGCACCGGCAAGTAAGCCCACATTGGTCAATGGAACGATTTTGGTTACACTCATTGTGTTGTCTCTCCTTAAGAACGAGCTGGCAGGCTCGTTTACTGCTGTAAAACGCGAGACTCACCCCGCGCGTTGAAACACTTCTTGCATCGCTGTGAAGTCCGGGTGGGAGGGATACAACTCCCACCACCTGGCTTCATCAGCGTTCAATTCCTCTCCTAAATTCACGCGCTCATCGAGCTTTATCCAGAGCCGATATCGGGCTACGTCATCCCCTGGAACAGTGAATTGCGGGCGTTCAGCATCCAGCTCTAGGGCGTACTCTTGTGCGAGCGTCAGGGCCTCACTACTAAGCGTTGCCGAAGGCCGGGTGGACGGTGCGATCATCTCCACCCGGTGCCCAGTCAGCGTCTCCAGCTTGTCCATCGAGCGCTTGACCTGGCCTTGCTCACGCTTGGCGCGGCTCTTCTCCAGTAGGCTCATCGGCATATAGTCCGAGGCGTTACCATCCAAAAGCGCCTCCCCAACCATTTCCCCGTCTAACGTGTATGCCCAGACACGTGCAGCATCTCTAACGTCGTATGCCAACCGTATTTCTTGCCCGTGCAAGGACCTCAGCGCATCCATAAAATAGGTGTTGTTCATCCACTGAACTTCCCCACGATGGGTCTTGCGGATGACTTGCGGCCGCATCAGCGATTCAACTAGCTCGGGTGTAGCCACCACTGGCTTCCAACCCTGATCCAGTGCTAATTGCCAGGCTTCGTCGGGGCTTGGGTATCGTTGAAGGCCAGTGAACGGGTCCCTGATCTTTTGGAGACCGCGATGTGGGGTTCGGTTATAGGTCGCTATTTCATCCTCGACCCCTGCCATGAACTCTCCGAAAGTCGGCATTAACCGGGTAGTGCCCAGTTCCTTGAGCTGCTTGCGGCCAAGCCGGTGAACCCTGGTCCCCGCGTGCTTATCCATGTCGGCGCCGATGTAGCTGGTCAGCTTCTTGGCTGCCCGAACCCAAACGGTCTTGTGCCCACGCTCGGAAAGACCGCGTGCCTGGCTGTTATAAGGAATCGAGTGCTGCATGGTCCCACCGAGGCGGTCCACAACCTCCCGCACCATGTCATTGTCGAAGCCGGAACCGTTGTCGACGTAGAAGATTCCGAACATGCAGCGACGAACGGCATCACGCAGTGCATCTAATACTCCGATAGCCGACTCCGCTTCACCCACGGAGACGCCAACAATTCGACGTGTTGCCACGTCCAGGACTGTGGTGATTTCCGGCCGGTAAGGCTTGCCAGTGATCGGATTGATGACTTCGGCGTCAAACTTGTGCCCATCGGCGGTGTAAACATCACCTGGGAACATGTTCTTGGTAGTCCGCCGTCTGAACGGCTGGAGCGATTTAAGCTCTTGAGGGCTCATGCGCCCCGCCTGTAGAGCCTCCGGCGAAAGCTTTTTCAAGAAACGTTGAACTGCGTGGATGCTGGGCAGTTTGCCGGTGTAGTTGCGGGCAAACTCCGAATAGCTGGCAACAACGCTTGGTTTTGTTGGGCGCTGATAGCACCGCAGAAAGTCTTTTGCCCACTCAGGTACGGTCAGATCTGGCCGCCGACGCAGCGGGGCAAGCCCAACTTCTCCACCTTCACGGTATGCGGCAATCCAACGCTTGAGGGTCCGCTCGGATAGTGCCCGGCCACCGGCTTTCTTATGGTTCGCCAGCTCAACCCGCTCCATCAGATAGGGGCTCAGGGCTCCGTCATGCGCCTGTTTAACCAGGATCTCAATTGCCCGGCTTTGAGTGCCTACGGTGGTCATCCGCTCAATTTCACGAATGAAGCACAACCGCGCCACCATGACTTCCCGCTGTGCGTCAGTCAGTCGAGCGGACGAACGGGTCTCTGGCTGGTCACTTTTGATAGCAACAGCCTGTTCAGGCTCCACCACAACTGCTGGCATGACCTCGGCAACCGACTTCGCCATCAGCGCGGCTTGAGTCTCAGCTGGTAGACAGGCGAATGGATACTCAACCGCTTTACTTGCAGCACGTTTCCGGCATTCCCACTCAAGGCGCGCAGCAAGCTTACGAATGCCCGGCACCGAGCCTGGAAGCCCCGGAAGGCCTGCAAGTTCTTGAGATGTATACCAGTTACGCATCGGTCTCTTTCCGCTGGGTTTTACTGTGACCAACCGGACCTTTTTCGGTATGCTTTGGAGATACCGTATTGGACTCTGCTCGATTGGGCCGCTGACGAATTGGCGAACCATCTAGGTTCCAGCGCTCGGGCCAAAGTTGGACCGGCTTGAGCCCGAGAGCCCTAGCAATTTCCCGCTCTACACTCGGGTACGGACGCTTCTTGGCGTTACGCACGGCGCTGTCGCTGAGCCCTTGGTCTCTCGCCAGCTCGGCAAGATTGGTTCCGCGAACACGGAGTTGGAATTTGATCCATTCCCAGCGGCGTTCTAAATCGAGCGGTATGTCGAAGGTTTCCAT